AAATACTTGCTGGTGCAATGAACACTATTAAAATAAACAAACCTGTATTGGTTATTGAACAACAAAAACATGAATATAAAAATGATATAGATGAAAAACCCGCTATTGCAATTTTAGAAGGTTGGGGTTATCAAGTAATAGAACAATTTAACAAAGATTGGATACTCAAATGGACAAATTAAAAATTAGATTCTTTAGTGATGCATATAAGCCAAAAAGGGCTAGTCATAGATTACGCGGTGAAGTTACCTGTCAAGCATTGCTCAATCAAGGATACGATGCTAAAATCTTAACCAACGACTGGAGCGAGGTTGATGCAAACACCATCGTGATATTTTTAAAACGTAGCCAGCCTAGTAGTATGCAACGTGCCAAAGATCTTGGTGCAAAAACAATATACGATCTTTGTGATAATAAATTTGAAGAAAAAGAAGAATATGAACCCTGCTGTCAACTGGCTGATCTAGTTTCTGTAAACAGCGAAAACATGGGCATAAGTGTTAAACATCATACTGGTCGTGAGTATGTTGTAATGCCAGATCCTTATGAACGACCAATCTTAAAACCTAAATTTAATCCCAACAGTCAACTTGAACTATTGTGGTTTGGAAGCCAATCTAGTTTTGCATTTCTCCCCATTGTTGAAGTGTGGCAGAGATTAGAACAGGATATAATAGATTATCGGTATTCTATGATTAGTTCAAAAACTGATAGAGTCTTAAGCAAAATGAAAAAACGGCAAGATAAAGGTTCGGTTACTGGTATCAACCTTGATAAAATTAATTTAGAAATATGGACTTGGGAAAGACAAGGACAGTTATTAGAATCCTGTGACATTGTCCTTATGCCAGTGCAAACAGAAAATCCTAGAACTGATACCAAAAGCGCAAATCGATTAATTGATAGTTTAATATCTGGACGTTTTGTTATTACTACACCGTTACACAGTTATTTAGATTTTGAACCATTCACTTGGCAGGGTGATTATATTGAAGGTATCAAGTGGGCTAGAGCAAATCCTGAAAAAGTATTAGAGATGATTACAGCTGGACAACACTATGTAGAAGAAAACTATTCAGCACGAGTGTTATCTAAAAGATTTATAGAAGAAGTCAAACATCAATTAGGAATGTAATATGGGAAGTCCAAATGATTTAATATACATTAAAACAACGTATCCAACGGCAAATGGACCTGTACTTGAGATAGGTTGCAAATACAACGATACTGGATTTAAAAAGTTTTTTAAAAATCAGGGAATTGAATACGTAGGTACTGATATTGAAGAATCAGGGCCAATTGATCCATTCAAACCAGATAAAGGACAAGTTGATGTTGTATGTGATCTTACTGCATCCGAAAATCCCTTACCAAAAAATCATTTTGATCTTGTGATATGTTGTAGTGTAATGGAACACGTACCGAATCCTTGGGTCATGGCTGAAAAAATATCAGAGCTAGTAAAGCCTGGCGGAAAATTATATATTGCAGTTCCGTGGGTTTGGAAATATCACGGATACCCCAAAGACTATTATAGGTTTACACATACTGCTATAGAATATCTATATCCAAATTTTACATGGGGCAATTTTGCTTGGTCAAGCACCTCTGAAGGTGATATTCAATGGCAAGACATGGATCGAATTAGTGAACGTAAAATGATAATTGCTGATCATTCTCCTGACGGGAAAAAAACTGCCAAATATATTAAATATTTGTCTATCAATATGCTCGGAACTAAAAATGCTTAATGAAAAAGTAAATGAATTAATAAACAGTGGGCAAAAAGTAAAATTGCATCTTGGGTGCGGTAGTAGGTTATTTGACGGATATCTAAATGTAGATGGTGACTACATGGCACATGATCCCAATGTTATGATCCATGACATAACATGCCCATTCCCACTGCCAGATAATTGTGTAGACGAAATACTAACTGTTCATGTGATAGAACACCTCAGTAGACAATACGTTCACCCTATGTACAAAGAGTTTTTGAGAATCTGCAAACCAGGCGGTTTCGTAGCAATGGAATGGCCAGACCTACTGAAGATGGCTCAAGAGGTTGTAAAAAACCCAGATTGTTTTTGGACTCACGACAAACGTTTATTAAAAAGAACCATTGCCGGTATTTACGGAGATAGTGCAAGGTACCCCGATTCAACCATGTTGCACAAATGGGGCTATAGTGCAGACAGTATGAGTAAAATATTTCTAGAAGCTGGATTCAGCAGAATAGAAATACAAAATAATCTGCATGGCAAGAGTCCTATTGACAGCAGAGTAGTGGCATTTAAGTAATATGGCTGCTCGTATTGTTAAAGAATTGTATGGGTTTTCTGGTACTCAAATATTGTTGATGAAAAAACATGATATGATGTTTGTAAGAAAAACTGGAGATGTTCAACGCAATGTTGAGCGTATGTATGCCCTTTCAGAAAAATATCCATTGCCTAAAATTTATGGATATTCTAAGAATAATTTTGACATGGAGTACATACACAGTTTAGATATTAAGACATATTTAAAAACACATCATTACGAAAAACTTTTACAATTCCTAGTTAATTTTTTAGAATCATTGTCTGAGCGGTCAACGATTAAAGATTACACACAGGTTTATATAGATAAATTAAATGTTATGGATTTTTCAAAAATGCCGTTTATCAAAGAAGAACTGTTAGACAAACTACCTAAGATGCTTCCCTGTACAGAATATCACGGAGACCTTACATTAGAAAATATCTTATACTCTGAAGACCGAGGATTTTTATTAATAGACTGTCAAACAACTGAATACGATTCGCATATATTTGACATTGCAAAATTACGACAAGACTTAGAATGCGGGTGGTTTACTCGTAAAGATAATACCATGTTAGATGTTAAAATTAAACATATTCAGCAGGAATTATTAAAACGATTTCCAGAAGCTGACAACGACTATCTATTAATAATGATGCTGTTACGTGTTTATCGATATTCAAAACCCGAAACATTTGAAAGACAATTCCTTTTAGATTGGATTAATAAATTATGGAAATAATAATGCCTGCGGCGGGGTTATCAACTAGATTCCCCAATATGCGACCTAAATATACACTGACTGATTTTACAGGTAAGATGATGTTTGAAAAATCAATTGCTCCTTTTATAGGTAAACACCATATCACTATAGGTGTTTTAAAAGAGCATGAAGACAAATATCATGTGGGAAAATATGCCGAACAAGAGTACGGTAATCAAATATCAGTAGTGATATTAGATAACAAAACTGCTGGCCCTGCAGATACTGTTTATCAAATCCTTAAAAAAATTAATCTAGATCCCACTGAAGAAATTTTAATTAAAGATTGCGATAGTTTTTTTGAACATGATTATCAAGAAGGAAATTATGTTTGTGTATCGAATATAAAAGATCATGAAATTTTAAAACGTTTAGGATCAAAAAGTTTTGTAATTACCAACGATCAGGGTATTATTAATTCTATAATCGAAAAGCAGGTCGTATCTGATAAATTTTGTGTAGGTGGTTATAAATTCGAAAGTGCAGACTTATTCGTTAATGCTTTTGAAAAATTAACCGATGCCCATGTTAAAGAAATATTTGTTAGTCACATTATTGAAGAATGCCTAAATAACAAGCACATATTTAAAGAAAGTATTGTCAGTTCTTATGTTGATGTTGGTACTGCTGAAGAGTGGTTTGCGTACAACGACAAAGCAGTTATATTTTGTGATATAGATGGAACTATAGTAAAAGCTCAGCCTAGACATGCATATTTTGAAGACCCCGAGCCGCTTACAAAAAACGTTCAACGTATTAAAGAGATGATAGAGAATGGTAGTGTTGTTATTTTTACTACGGCAAGACCTAAACACATAGAAGAAAGAACTCGTCAAATGTTAACAGGTCTTGGATTTGAAAATTTTCAATTAATATCTGGATTACCGAATACCAAAAGAATACTAATAAATGATTACAATGAAGCTAATCCTTTTCCAAGAGCTATTGCTGTGAATATCAAACGTGATCATGAAACTCTAGGAGATTATTTGTAATGTTAGCTATTTTTTATACTGGTGATGTAAGACATAATACTAAAATTGCCTATGAAAATCATAAAAAATTATTTGACGAGATTGAAAAAATAGTACCCGTCAACGTGTATTTTTTTACAAGAGATGATCCCGAAAGAGGCATATGTCCCTACGATCCTCCTGAACAAATAGATCATGATAATGCCTATAGAAGAGGTCAAGGAGGTGCTGTACAACTTTGGGATTTTTTAAGAGGCGTACAAAGAACCAACGAACCTTATGTTATGCGTGTTCGTACAGATTTATGGTTCACTGAATCTTCAATAGAAATAATTTGTAATGAGATTAAAGAATTAGTTGCAGGCAAGGGAGATATCTTTTACTTTGGCAGCGACTGGATTAATCAAAATGCCGGGTTGGTTTATAATAAATCACCCGTGAGCATTGATTTAGATAAGACTATACAAGACTTTATGATCTTAGCAAGTAGAGATAAATTAGTTCCTTTTGATCTATGCATAGAAAATGTAAACAAGGTAGTGCCTAATAAAAGAAGAAGCGGGAATAAAATGTTTAGATATATAGTTCCCATTGATGAAGGGTCTGCAATGCCACGAATTCAGTATTCAAATCCGTTTAGGATTCTTTGTCAAATTTGGTTGGTAAGAAAAACTTATACCGAATACCCCACCGACGACGAAGTTTGTAAAGATTACATTCAAAGTTATATTGTAGATGATAAAGCAAAAATGGGTAAGAAGAATTTTATATTCCCTCACCCCATGCAAGATGCTGTAAATTGGTGGCGAGCACAACAAGATTGGAACAAAAAAGAAATCACGTTAGGAGAATGGTGGTCATGGCAATTGGAATAATTCAAATAGGTCTTAAAAGATTTTATAATACTTCTAAACCAAATCATAAAAAATTATACGATACTCTAAATAAAAGATACGGAATAACAGTATACGATTTTTATCGTGATACAGCCGATCCTAACTGTCCATTTGATCAAAGTGGTAAGGTACAAGTCTATGATTTTTTAAAAGCAAAGAATCATGTCAAAGAAGAAGTTTTTATTAAAGTTAGATCTGATGCTTATTTTACTCGTACCTCTATAGACATTATTTGCAAAGAAATCGATAATGTAGTTGCAGGTGAATCCGACATTGTGTTTATGGGTATTGATTTTATGAACGACTATGCCGAAATACATAAACGAGAAGATGCTAGAACTATTCACGGTCACAAAGTTACAGACTTTGTGGTAGTGGCCAGAAAAGATAAAGTTGCCGATACCGATGAAATTATAGATTTACTAAATCATAGTGTTAAAGATAAAAGTGGGAATAAAACATATAATTTAATTTTAACTGAATCAGCAATAGCCAAAAAAGTTAGCACTCAAATATACATTCTTAGAAAAGAATACTCAGAGTGTGACAATTGGCAAATATACTGGGACTGGTCCAGTCAGTACCTAAAATCTCCAGTAGCTCAAGATTGGGTAAAGAATAATGCAGATATAATTAGGAGTTTTTAATGCCGAGTGCATATTATTTACAGAGTGTAGAACTAGGAAAACAATTTCAATTGAATAACAGCAGTTGGGGTGGTGACGATTGTAAAAATTATCACAATCAAATTCGTGTTCTTATGGACAAGTACAATGCTAAAACTGTACTAGACTATGGATGTGGAAAAGGTAGACAATATACAAACGTAGTTTCTTATGGAATGCCACACAATCAAGTAACAGAACCAATGACATTTCAAACTAGGATAAATGCGGAAAGTGTTTATAAGTTTGATCCTTGTGTGAAAGAATTTGAAATAGAACCCATTGGACAAACATTTGATGCTGTTAGTTGTACTCAGGTACTAGGCAGTATTCCTGATGTTGATATGCCCTGGTTGAAAGATAAATTAATGAACTATGCTACTAAGTTTGTATTCATAGGTCTACACAAACCAGACAAACCTGTAAAGTCTAAAAAAAGAATGTATGATCCTAATTGGGTAACATATCCCCGTAGTATCGAATGGTATCAAGAACAGTTTGCCAACTGGACTGGTCCAGATTTGTATTGGTGGTTTAGAGACACGGACCATCCAATCAACAACTGGTATTCAATTCCTTTAGGAGGACTTGCAAAATGAAAATAGGATTTAATTGCAGTAGTTTTGATTTGTTACACGCTGGTCACGTAACAATGTTAAAAATGGAGAAAGAATTATGCGACTATCTAATTGTAGCTCTACAAATTGATCCAACTATTGATCGTCCTGGATCAAAAAATAAACCTGTGCAAAGTGCCTATGAAAGATATGTACAGCTACAGGCCTGCAAGTATGTTGATGAAATTTTAATTTACGAAACAGAATTTGATCTATTACAATTGTTACAGACTCAGACAATTCACATTAGATTTTTAAGTGAAGAATATCTCAATAGAGATTTTACTGGTAAACAATATTGTATGGACGTTGGTGTTGAATTACACTATCACAAACGTGGACATATCTATTCATCTAGTGAGCTTAGAAAAAGGACTGCACAATTAGAAAACGCTAAAGATATTCATGATCCTAATGCGTTACCGCAATACTCTCCAGAATTAATAAAACAAAAATAATTAAGTTAGATAGGGTAAGAATTTCTTGTAAACAAGGCCTTGACTGCTTTCTTCATCAGTCCAATGACAGGCTGCTAGATCGTTAATCCAATGTGTACGATCAAACAATGTTGGATTATTAATATTTTCAATATTATGATTAGCAACGTCCCAACATACGCTACCGCTGTCATCAACCCATAACGGAACTCCAGATAATATTGACGCAACTCCGCTACTACTATTAAAAACACATGCCGCTTTTGCTCGTGTTAAATCTTGTTCTATAGTAGTGTTAATACTATCACTAATTGTGACTCCGGGACAAAGCAACGGTGTTAGGTCTGCTACTTTTCCAGGATGCGGTCTGAGTACTATAGGTAAATTAGAAACTTTCCTTACAGCTTGTATTTTTTGTCTAGTCCATTCAATTGGGCTCAATCCTTTCATACTCCACCCGCCATCTCGTTGAACTAACAATAAAATATACTCGCCACCCAGTTTCCAATCTTTCATAGAAAGATTAATATCATTAGATAATATATCCCAACGAGAAGAGTTGGAGTTTTTATTAGCATATTCACTTGAATCATAATCAACGCCATTAATACTGTATCTCAAATACTTACTATCAACATCTTTAAATTTAAAACAATTAGCGTCAATAGACATTATATGATTATGTTGTAATCGTTGTTGCTCTACAATCTTAGCACGTAATTTGATATTTTCAGTAGTCTGTATGGGACTCGGCCACCCAAGAATTACTGCCAGTTTTGCAGGATGAAGAACATATTGTGTTTCAATATGTACTCTAGCACCTTGAGATTTTGCACCATCTGCAAATGCTGTAAGGGTATCTACTTTTCTTCCTGGATTTTGTTTATGCAAAGAACTTAGATAAACAACTACGTCAATCATCATTGTCCTTAGATTCGTTTAATATTTGCCAAGCGGTTCCATTCCGCATGTCTACTTCAGTGAATTGACAATATGCTAAATGTGCGGCCCACGCAGTTACTTCGTCTAAAGTTGGAATATATGGTGTTTCTATTTTAGATAAATCATTACAACTAACAGCATGGGCGGCGTTTGGTCCCAATGTAAATGCCGGTTTACCAAATGTTATTGCTTCGGTTGCCGCGATACTATTAAATGTAACTAAGCAATGCACATTTTGTGACAATGCCATTTCTATGGTATCCACAGTAGTACGTTCTCTTCGACCTACTTTTTTTCTAATTACAATTGGTCTATCAGTATGTTGTTTTATTGTTGATATAGTTTCTTCTAACCAAACGTCTAAATCTAAATCAAATGCGCTCATTGCTTTAGCACTTGGTGGGCAGAGTAAAATATCTCGCCCGCCTCTAAATTTCGTAGGGCGCCATCCTGTTAGTGACAATCTATCATGTGGCCTTTCAATGACAGGGCCTAAATTTTGCATGGCATTTTTTGTAATCCTATGATATAATTTTTTTCTATCATTACCAAAATAGCCAGTATCAATATAGTAAAAATCTCTACCTTTTTCTAAACAAATTTTCATATGTTTATGTTTAGTAATACCCCTGAATACTACTGGAGTTTTTGAATTTTCAATTTTATCATAGTTTGTAATTTGACCACCACACCCTAAAATAAACGATTCCATATAAGGATCCCAGCTGGCTCCTTTACCGTCGTTAGGATCTCTAGATCCATCAACAGCAACAGCAACACTATTGTCTAACATTTTTACTTCCTTAATTATTTTTTCAAAGGTCTGTCCATAAACTTCTCCAGAAGGATCGACTCTATATCTTAACATATTTTTAAAAAGTTTTTCAATATCCAAAGGAATATTATCAAACGGTCCAGGGGGAGGAGGTGGTGTGTTTGCTACCACCATCTCGTTACGTATCATTTCCCAATGATACCCGTACTCGCAATGCTTGTAATTGTCAAACCAAGGCCCGCCTTCAGTGTAGTGTATAGCAAGCGGCATTCCGTCTTTTGGTTCGTGATAATGATTAACTAACCAATTCCAATGATGAGTTAGTTCACCAATCTCGTTGTTTTTAAGCCAATTGAATCTATGTAGGTATTGTCCTGTCTCTTTATTAACTAGGTTAGGTGTAACTTTTTTATTTGATGGGTGTCCGCAGTTCCATAATATCACTGAACTCCAGTTTTTTCTTGGATACGGTAACTGTTTTTGTCCATCCATTTTTTCTCCTTCAGGAGGAGTGTAGTCATGTTTAACAACCATTACTGCATATTTTTCATCAGCATATTGCATGATTTCAGCTGGATCAAGCATCCATACAATGTCGCAATCACAAAATATTGCCCAACCATCATAGTTCATTAGTGCTGGTACAAGGAAGCGTGTAAATGTAAAGGCTGTTGAACTTAGCGGATCTTTTTCACGCCAATACAGTTCAGCCTCTTTGAGTTCTTCTTGTTTTAACGCAATCACTTCTGTTTTTTTATTTTTACGTTTAATGGAATACTCACATACCTTGTATGCAATGTCTTCGCGGTCATCGTATCCTACAAATACTTTCATTTTCTTTCTATGTCCTCTTCAACACAGTTTTCACCAAACTGAATTTCAATAACTTTCAAAGGTGTGTTACTTTTATTAACCAATTGATGCCATTCTTCTTTACCAATATAGATTTGCATATTTGTCATTACAAAGTTTTTCATCACAGTATTGTCGTCTGCATCTAGAGTGTTAACTGTTGCAGTACCCTCAGTTACAAACCAATGCTCAAATCTATGTTTATGTCTCTGCATTGATAAACTCTTACCAGGGTCAACTGTAAGTTCTTTTACCTTTACACAAGGGCCGTCTTCATGTAGCACACGATAATATCCCCAAGGTCTAGTAGTTTTTGGGCTTTTCCATTCTTCAAGTATCCAACTGCTTGAGTTCTTTTTGTCTTCACCACCAACGCCAAAAACAAATTCAACATCATCAAAAATCATTTCTGGTATGTTGTCTTTTGTTCTATCGCCGCCGTTAGCAAAAATTAGTTCATCATCAGGATAAACTTCTTTGACACGTTTGATAGCGTCAATGGCTGACCCATCGCTGTCATCAAAAGAAAATACAACGTCTACCATTTTTAAATTTTCAATAATAGCAGAGCGCTCAGACCACGGCATAAACTCGTGTCCTTTCTTTCGACGTAGCCATTCGTCAGAGTTTAAGCCCACTGCAAGAGCATGGCCTAAATTTTTAGCTTCTTTGAGTAGGGCAATGTGCCCAGAGTGTATGGGGTCAAATCCCCCGGTGCAAATCACTATTTTCATAGTGATATTTATGTGCGTATATTTTCCAAGTATTAAAGACTGGCGTCTTCCATACCAGCAGTACGCAGTTTGATCACGTTACTTAACTGCCATTGTTTAATATCCAATGCTTTGGTAATGCCCAGCCACTTGTTGCGTAGTAGGGCAAACTCATTGATGATTTTTTCAAAATCAACCACATCGCTCTCACCATCCACGTATTTTTCAACATCGCGGCTGGTAAGAGCTCTCTGGTAATTTTCCAAGTACTTACGAAAGTGTTGACTACGAAGACGTCGTAGTTCAATGTTCAAGTATTCAAGAATAGCTTCAATTTCTTGAAGTTGATTAAATCTATGTTCCACAACGCCAGGCATATTGGCAGCTGCCTTTTCAATATTTCCCGTTATACGCACATCACTTTTTGCTGCCTGTAGTTCGGTTTCATAATATAGCACAGCGTCAGGGATATGACTTATATCCTTACTAATCTTGTTATACCACATTAATCTTCTTCTTCTTCTTCGTCGTTGTCCAAATCTTCGTATTCTTCAACAATTTCTTCTTCGTCATTTTCAAGGTAGTATTCGATAGCATGATCCAGATCTGCATCCACACCACGGGCACCTTGTAATACCTTGTCCTTGACTCCATAGTCCGCAAGTAGATCAACATATTTTTCCGCAATAGCGGCTACTTCTTTTTTGTCAATGTACTCTTTAAACAATAACCAAACATCTCCAATCTGATTGTCATTCATTTACCTCTATCTCCTCTTCAATGATAATTTTAGGTTTAATGTGATAATTTTGCATTATCATATCTAATTTATCATCTTTCCATTCTTTTCGGTAGAATAAGAACTCTTCTCCGGTGGTTGGCTCAATGTACTTCAATCTGTTGCCTTGTTGCACTAGAAGTTTTTTATCTTCAAATAAATCAACAAGTCCACTGTAAGCGTTCATGCCGGTCTCATATGGAATTTCAATTTGCAAAGTTTCAAAAGGCTTTGCATAACGAGTTTTCATAATCTTACAAGCGGCTCTAATGCCATGTACTTCACTGGTCTTAACACCGTTCTCATCAGTCTTAAGTTTGAGTTTTTTCATGGCAACAACAATGCTAGACGCATACACAAATCCTTGTCCACCACTAATTTTGTCATCAGGATCAAACATGTCCTGACTTGCGTATGTGTGATTAGTACATACCATACCAACATTCCATGAGCCAAACATGTTCACACAGTTACGAACCAATGCTGTAAGTGCTTTGGGTTTACGACCCATGTCACCCTTCATGTCACCAGCTTGGAACTGGTTAATGTCAGTGGGGGTCAGCAACATGCCAAGACTGTCTATGACAAATAGGACTTTGGGACGTTCTTCCATTACTTTGTACTCTTTCATGAATTCGTGGATAGTTTTAGCCACATCATCAATCATAGCCATGTTCAGCTTGAGTAATTTATCTTCGCTAGTGTCTACACCTAAATCGTGTAACCATTTTTCATCAAGAGCGTTTTCGCTATCAATTAAGATAACGTAGATGCCAGATTGTTGTGCGTTGCGAACTAGATTGCCTGAACAAATAAAACTTTTGCCAGCGCCACTTTCGCCTGCAAACACAGTGACCTTGCCCAGTGGAACACCTCTGTTAAAGTCACCACTGATCAAATAATTTAATGCGTAATTGCCTGTACTGATCCAATCTGTAGGATCATTGAAGCCTACTCCAAGACCTTCAATACTTTTTGTTAATGTTTTTCGAAATTTAGATAAGTCAAAGGCTTTTGTAGCCATAGTTGTTCTCCTTGTGTTGTGGTTAGTAAGGGGGACTGCGCCCCCTTATTTTTATTGCTTTTGACGATTGCGGATCATTGCAAGGATATCTTGCGCACGATCACCGCCACTAGCCACAGCTTCGGTAGCAGGTTTAACTGCCGCTTTAGGAGTATCAACATCAAACGGTGGATCTTCTTCCACTACTGCTGGAGTTGCTTTTGCAACCTTTGTTGCTTGTGCCACTGGATCACCAGTATTTTGATTAGCACCGCTGGGTTTAAAATACTGACCCCAACGTTCCATATCAAATGCTTCACCATCAACACTTGCCTCAAACATTTCTTTGATGACCTTAACTTCGATCTCGCTTGGCTTCTTGGGCAAGAAGTCTTTAAGATTGAACAAGCCATGTGCCTTAACTGCCGCTGACTCATCATCAGTTAGAGGACGTTCACGACGGCTCCATTTGCTTGTGCTGTAATCAGCATAGCCACCCTTGCTGGTTTTGATCAGTTTAAAATCAACACCATGTACAAAGTCAGTTGGCAAGTCTTCCATTTCTGGGTCCAGCAATGCGCCACGGATCAATTGAAAAATCTGTGGACCAATAATGAATCTACGAATTGGATTTTCTGGTTTGTTTTCTTCTTTCAAACCGTCTTCTGTCACAAATCCTTGGAAAATGTAACTACGCTTTTTCCAATATTTACGACCCATGTCTTCCAACGCTGGGTCCTTGAACCAAGCACGTACTTCACTCAAAACAGGACATGTCTCACCATACATTTCCATGCAGGGTACTTGTACCATTGTTTTTTTGCTTTCTGTTTCACCTTTAATACCTGCGAACTCGAGCTTGATCATTGCTCGTTCTGCCCAGAAAAAAGTGTTGTCGGAATTTCCATCTGG